CTGTAACAGCAGGCTTGGCATCAGCTTTCTTTTCTTCTTTTTTAGCGGCAGGTGCTTGAGCAAATGCAGTGGCAGCAAACAAGGTTGCGATTAAAGTTGCGATCAATTTCATGATAAAGTTTCCTTTTAGGTTATGTAGAAATTTATATCCTACATATATATAACGCGGTAGCCCTAAGATTCGTTGACACAGTTTGGCAAATTAAGTCCAAAGACTGTCACGAGCTTTAATCAGACGAATCATCATAGCTTCGTCTTCTGCCGCATAGTCTGCTTCAATCTTCTGTAGCAGTTTATGTGATCGTGTGCTAAGTTCTTCAAGTTCGGGAGTCTTTTTGCTACCAAATAGTCTGCCATCGTTGAGTTCGCGAGTCTTTTCGCAGTATTCACTCCAGCCACTTGCATCGTAAGGGTCAGGACGATTGCGATAGGTCACAGTCCACCAGGTGTAGAGTTCTTTGATTTCTTTTGCACGTTCTGCTTGTGATGTAGGGGTTCCATATTCTGGATGATTAGGTTCGCACCAGTCAGTGTTAGTCAGTGTCATTGCCCAATCTAAGTGATCGAGACCTGCTTGTGGACAACGCCAAGTGCGCCAACGGAACCAACCACTTGCCCAGAAGGGAGGATTGTACTTGGCACAAGCTTCTTTATCGCCCCAGGCAATGTGACTCCAAGCTGATTCTATTTCAACAAAATCAACAAGCTCATTGAATAGGCAAGGCAAAAAGCGGTTCCCCACGTCTTGCCACTGGCCAGGCTTAATATCCCGGGGATGAGCGGTAAGGCTATGAGTACGAGAAACAAATCGGTTGTTGATATAATATTTGACAGCATATAATTGATCCACAGGCCACCATATAAAATTTTGGATTGCATCTAGGGCCTCTTCCGCAATCCAATAACGAACAGGATTGTAGCTTTTTGCTTCAACTTCCCATTCGTGCCATCCATCCGAGGTTAGTGCACCTCGTTTAGGTGTTCCTCGAACCCAGTCTGCAAATTTACTGCATGACCAATAGTTTTTTCTCATTACATTTTCTCGTATGTTTGTGCAAAGATGTCTTTCTTGACTACACCGTAGTCGTTCTCACCATGACGAACAACGACATCCTCGCCTGGATTATAGTGTAACTTCTCACCCCATGATGTGTCAACACTTCCGGAATGATCTGCTAGTTTAGCCACTTTGATAATCTTCTTCGGTGTGCAAACACCGTCACCTTGATCATCTTTAAGATCGTTAAACTTCTCTGGACTAATAGGATACTGTTCACCTTTTGGTCCAGTCATGATATAAAATCCTTTTGGATACTTAACTGGACCCTCTAGTGTGTCAATAGTGCCAGGCTCATCAGCAATCTTGTAACGTTCTTTGGCAGGACGTTTGTAGGTTTTGAATCCACCGTCCTTGAACCACTCATCAGTAATGCCACGACCTTCTACAATATTAATAAACTCACGGATCATTTACGATCTCCAAAAAGTTGTAACAAGTTTAAGAACAAGTTGATAAAGTCCATGTACAGAGTTAATGCTCCACGAATCTCTACAACATCGCTAGTGTCTACACTAACTTCTTCACGTATCTTTTGTGTGTCATAGGCGGTTAGGCCTAGAAAGATAATAATAGCCAATGCTGAGATCACCATCTGCATAACAGTTGAGCCAATGAAGATATTAACAATACTGGCAATGATAATAGCAATCAATCCTATAATCATAAACTTTCCTATGCTGTCTAGATTTTGTTTGGTAAAGTAGCCATAACCACTCATTACAGCAAACAAGATTGCCGCACCCATAAAGGCACTAACAATACTACCCATAGTAAACACAGCAAAGATTGTAGCAAAGCTCAATCCCATAAGTGCCGCAAATCCGTGTAAGCATAACTGTGCTACACCCTTGCTAGGATTATTGCCTAGTATCATAGCAACACCAAAGATTGCTACCAGCGGTGAAAAGATTACAATCCACTTCATCACGCCTGTGAAAAAGAATGCCAATAACTCTGGACTAGAGCCCACAAAGTAACTGACAATCATTGATACAATAACAGCAAGACTCATGTGTCCGTAAACACGGCCCATTGCTGAATTAATTTCGCTAGCAGAACGATATGACATTCCACCTGTATAAGTTGTTCCAAACATAATAGTCTCCTTAATGACGGTTAATAATTGGTGTAAAACGTTGTCTAAATGCTGGCTCTAGACAACTGTATGTTTGTTGAGTAAATGTATTGGTATAATGTACCCAACGACCTTCTTCAGTTTCTCTAATATAGTCTATATGGAATTCTGTTCCGTTTCCGGCACCCCATATTTGATCTACTTCAATTTTCATCTTAGTGCATCCATTGTTAATTCTTTACCATAAACATGTGCTACCGGTTTAATCCATCCGTTATTAATACATTCCGAAATAATCATCTTATACTCTCTAGGGCACTTGTCGTTGATTTCAAATCCTGCCCTAGGGCATATTACAAGACCGTCCTGAAGCATGAATTTAGCATCACCATGTCGTATGGTTCTAATATTACTTGTTCTAGTACTTATCTTCAAAGTTTCTCTCCTACTTGGAATCCACGGAACCGTAGGAACCTTGGAAATCGCAGACTGTATGTTCCGTCTTGGTTTTGGGTGACGGCATCTGCTCGCACTTCCACGACCTGGCCAAGTAGGGAATCGCGTGAAGTCCAAAAAATATCGCGATCACTATCACTAAACCCACTGCCCACATTGACTTGGATAGTTTTTCCATCGTCGACTCCTTGGCATACAATCGCTCCAAGCCGTCCAATGTTTCGTCCTGTTCCTTCTTCGACATCTACTACCTCCAATGATACTTCAATAAATGGCTTTAATTTGAGCCAAGCTACTGAACGTTTACATTCGTATCCAGCTTCTGGATCTTTGATCATAATACCTTCATAGCCACCAGCAACTGCCTGTGCGTTAATTTCTTTGTAACGCAACTGACCTTCAGCTGTGTCCAAATCAACTAGCTCGTTAGCAAGACAAGTGACATTAGGCAAGTCTGTGTGATTCTGTTCAACCCATGCCTGCACCATTTGGCTGCGAACTGTCTGGCTTTTACCCCAGCTGCCTAGTTCAAAGTCATCAAGTGGACACATGTCGAACAAGTTTAGGATAGCATCATTGGCTTTAACGTCACTCTTTCTATGCACCTGCGTCATTAGATCCTGGAAACTACTAGACATAATTTCACCGTCAAGCACGATATCATAAGGCGGAGGAGTTTTCTTAACCACTGCACTGATTTGTTCAGTCACATGTGGAAAGTTAGCAAGCTCTTTACCGTTGCGGCTAAACATATCAACACGCCCGTCTGTACGGACAATAGTGATAACACGGACACCGTCGAGTTTAACTTCGATAAGTTTCTTTCCAGATACTTTCGATTCATGATTAGCACTATCATGAGCAAGCTGACAACTAAAAATAGGTATAATGTAATCAGCATATTTCTTTTCTACAACTTTGTTGATAGTTTTTTCACTTGTGCCGCATCGCAGGTCTTTAATCAGTATGCGTCGATACCACCCATTCCATTGCGCCTTGGTGGCACTAGCCATCATTTTAGCAACGGTGTCACGAGCAAGGTTGCCTGTGAGTGAGCGATTAACAAAGCCAGTGATAATGAGGCTAAAACTATCCCAATCCAAACCAGAACCATCTTCATCTTTTTTCTCCGGGATCTGTTTCAATCCAAATGTGATCATAGGGTCTAATGCAAGCCTGGCACCTTCAAAGAACTCTTTATTACCTGCTTCTGCTTGAGCCAAAATAATGGCTTCTTTGTCCAAACGACTATTGTGATCTTCAAGGGTGGAAATTACATTTTGGCACGGATCATGCATACTAGACCTTTCTGCTGTTTAATGTATATATTATACAGTCTAGCAGTTAATAAGTCAAGTGGTCTGGAGTTTTAAATGGCTTGCCAATTTGGGCATAGGGTAAGTTTCTAATGATTTTCTTTTTCATAGAGCGTATAACTGGATGGTTATGGTTCCAATCAAATGTTTTCATGTACTTGTGCCAGCAGGATTTTTTAGCACGTTTGGATAGATTGTTGTCTAAGTAGTGTTTGGCTGCGTCAAAATTGTTGCCAAATTTGTCATGTAACTCACAGGCAATATTAAAAGCAAATGCGCCCATTTCATCTTTATGACCGTAGTATTCTTGCTCTTTACGATCTCTAGCATAGTAGGCTGTACTTTGATATCCGGGAATATCTTTGAACTGTCTAGTACGATATTGTCTCATATGTACAATCTCGTGTAAGATAGTATCTGCAAATAATCTGCACATTCTATCCCATCGACTGTCTGAAAGTTTAATTTCAGAGCTAGTGGATCTATAACTAAAATTTATTTCGATCTGGTTACGTTCTTCTTGATCATAATGAGCATAGTATACGCCGCCGATATAAACAATGCCCTTATCGTGTGTAGGATCACGTTTCAGTCTAACTCTAATAGGAAGATGCCATTTGAGATGATCACTTAGTAATTTTTGTAAGGTTTTAATGGCAAGACGCTTGCCCACTACAAAAGGCTTTAACTCGTACATCATAGTGTACAAATTATCTCTGTCCAATAACGCCCAATTAAATGGTTTCCTAGACACACCACTCTCCTATTTTAAATATTTAAGTGTAGTGTCTAGTACCATTAACTGCGCACTTTATTAATATTTTTAAAAATGATGTTGCTTAATATAAATATTACTATGAAAACTTTTAAAGATTATCTAGCTGAAACCATTCAAATAAATGAATACGACACTGTTCCTTCTGGATGGAATCAATTTTCAGGGTCTGGGGGAAAGGCAGTTGCACCTCCTAAAGGTAATTATCAGGAAGTTCCGAGCCCAGATTCAACTGCTCCCGGAACTTGGTATTTGCTTAGACCATCACCAGCAACAGACTTGCCGTTTAATCCAGTAAAAACAATATGGTGGCAACCTGTAGATAATGGTGGTGTTATGAGTCCCCAAATAGGTGATGATCGAATGGGTACTATAGTCAACAGATTTGTTGATAAAAATGGAAAGATAGCAGATCAAGGAACTTTAAATCAATGGTTAAAGTCTTTGCCTCAAGCAGAATACGATGCATGGGCAAATACCTCAGGTGCCGGAAGTAGTACTAGCCCTCGTTGGGAATACGAAAATAATCCAAAATATAAAGCTACTAACAAAGTAGGATCAAACAACACTGATCCCAAAGTAAAAGCTCTACAAGATCGAATACTGGCTAAAGATCCTAACGCATTGCCCAAACATGGTGCCGATGGAAAAATGGGTCCAGAAACTCGTACCGCTATGGCAAAGCTAGGAATAAAAGAATCCCTAGAGTTACAACGTATATTAGATCTATCTAAGTTTTAATTATGGGCATTCCGAGATAACTTTATCAGCAATTATATAGCTACATTAAAATTAATAACTATTCGTCTACCTGTTTCAGGATTAGATGCAGCGTGATATCTATACCCGTCAAATATAACCATTCTACCTTTTTTTGGTTCTATTTTTTGCAGTACAGGCAAATCTACATTTTCTAAAAATTGATCAAACTTATTTTTGCCATATATTGCGTCTGAAATAATAGTTGGTCCGGAAGAATTATTAGCATAATACAGACATACTAAATGTTTGATTTTTTTGTCAATATGCCATATCCAGTTGTCAATATCGGGAGAATTTTTAAATCTTGGCTGCATCATAAAAAGCCTACCGTTAAAATAATTTTTAGGATAGTGTCCGGCTTTTCCAAGACCTTCGTACATTAACGGTAATAATATTGATGACAACGGACTAGTAGGACCTCCGTCATCTGTACTAAAAAATCCATGAAACCACCCAGGACTATCATTATCTTGAACTATTTCATTTTTTACAGGCTTAGTTAACACTGGTTTATAGTACCAAGGTAGATCCGGAGCCATTACCGCTGCTTCGATCGCATCTTGATACGGCACACTAACAACGTCATCTAAAATTATAATATTGTTTATCATGGTCGTTTTGTAATGATTTCGTCAATTAACCCAAACTCTAAAGCCTCTTGCGCACTCATAAAGTTATCACGTTCCATTGCCGCATAAAACTCATTAAAAGTTTTATCCTTGCTATTGTGATTTACATAGATTTGAGTTAGATTTTTCTTCATAATCAAAATCTCTTTGACTTGGATCTCCATGTCTGTAGCTTGGCCGCGAGCACCACCACTCGGCTGATGAATCATGTGGCGAGCATTAGGGAGCATTTTACGCTTACCTGCCGCACCCGCTGTAGCTAGCAAACTGCCCATACTACAGGCCTGGCCCATAACTACAGTACACACATCTGGTTTAATAAACTGCATGGTATCGTAGATAGCCATACCAGCAGTAACTACACCTCCGGGGCTGTTAATAAAGAATGTGATATCTTCATTGCCTTGACTTTCTAAAAATAGCAACTGTGCTACAAGCAAACTAGCAGAGTGTTCGTTGACATCTGTATCCAACATAACAATACGATCTTTGAGCAGTCGACTATAAATGTCATAACTGCGTTCTCCACGAGCCTCTTGCTCAATTACCATTGGTACTAAATTTGGCATTATTGATAATCCTTATCTAAATTTACATTTGTTAAACCTGCAACTGTTTGGAACTTGTCCCAAGCAATTTTAGCGGCAGGATTCTTTTTTAATTCACTGCTAGGCAATACTGCTTCTAGCCAAATTTCCGGGCGGCGACTAGGGTGAGCGCCAAACTTACGAGGCTGATGTAACTTACCAGTCTCCCAAAGTTCAATGCTTACTGAACGAAAGCGGTCTTCATCTTCCT